CCAAAAACTTTTGCACAACTAGTTATTATATCCCTAATTTATTCGTATAATTCTCTTTTGCTAAGAGGTCCGTACTTTCTCCTAATGTCTTTTCACTTAAATGAACATATGGTAATGTGCTTTTCAAGCTCCCGTGACCCATCCACTGCTGAACCTTGAATACGTTTTGACCGCTCGTTATTTGACATGTTGCATAGCTGTGTCTTAACATATGGGGATGAACGTTTTCCCCTTTTCGGTGCCCTGCTTGCGCTACCACGTTTTCAAGAGACTTTTTACTGATATGACCTATTCCTCCCTGCCCCTTAAAAACAAATTCTTCCGGCTTCATGCTTTTTGTGAATTCTCCAAGTTGTTGCCGCAAAGATTCGGGAACAGGAACGTATCTTTCTCGCCCGCCTTTTGTGTGGTCGAGTCGCAATCTCCAAGGAATGCTAGTTGTGATGATATTATCCCGCCTCAAATAGGCCACTTCCGATAAACGCAATCCACACCCAAACATAAGGGACATTTCAATTCGGTGCTTTATGTTATTCGTCGCTTCAATCATCCCTTGTATTGTTTCTCTGTCAATTATTTTGGGCAATGTCTTTGGCTGTCTTTTTCTAGGAACATCACGCACTGTTAGATTTATACCCAACACCATTTCAAAAAACTTAACTACTGCCGCCCTGTGCAAGTTTATACTTTTAGGGGCATAGTTTTCGAGCGTTCCAACCATGTAGTTTTGTAAAAGTGTTTCCGGTTTATCCTTTTTCCCTTTGCAAAAATCCAAAAACCTTCTTACTGCCGGAACATAATTCCTTACCGTGTCGTTACTGTTTGTTTCACAGCGCAATTTCAATTCAAACTGTTTCAGGTATTCTTCTCGTTTTTCCATAGTATCTAATATAACGGATTGTTTACTCGCTGTCAACAACTTTGTTACATTTTTTTATTTTGTCAGTTTAAGCGATGTTTTACTCTCGCCGGTGAAATCAAGTATCTCGGCTATCATCTCCTCGCTTACCGGGGTTTGCGTGTGTATAGTGTCGTCCACGATCTGGCCCTGGTCGCCTATCATCTGCGGCGGAAGCTTCGTGTCCACAGAGCAAAGTATCTTTATGACGCTGTGGTCGTCCTTGTCGATGATAAGCTTGATCTCAGCCTTCACGCTGGTTGTGGAAACGTGCTTTATACACTCCTGCGCTGCCTTGTTAAACGCAGATTGGAGCGTCTTCAGGAAGTTCCCCTGCGCTATGTCCACTATCCGGTACTGTTCCAGGTCTTTCATCGACATTGTTCCCTCCGAAATTTAGGTTTAATATCTCCTGCTTCGTGTTGACTTCAAGGCGCTCTATCAGGGCTTCAATCTGTTCGGCCATTCTCAGGCTCAAAGCTCCGTATTCCCGCGCTATGTGATCGGCAAGCTGCTCGTCGTCCGGGACGTGAACAAGTATCACCTTCTTGTAAAATATGTTGTGATATTCCCCGGACTTGTGAATGAAAAAGTTTTCTGTTCGCAATTCATCTGCAAGCTTCTTCAGTCTTTTGATCTTCACTTTTCCTCCAGCGGTATTTTTTACCGTTAAGTCCGGTTTTGTGTGTGTACTTGTCCTTGCTTTTATTGGCTAGTATTGTGGCTATTTCCTTGTCGGTCATTCCACGCTCCGGCAAGTAGGGTAATTTATTTCCTCGTCGGGGTTGTCTTTCATAAAGACTTTATAGTCTGTTATCCTTATTCTCTCAACCTTGCAATTATGAAAGCCATCATGATGCTTGCAAGAGGTGTTTTCGCATTCTATGATTACTTTAGGTTCCATTACCTTAATTCCCTTGTACAAATATCAATTGTTTTTACGCAACTTGCCAGGCTGAATTTTCCAATATGACACTCTCCGAAGCACATCAAAAACAGAATGCGCGTTTACCCTCGCAGTTCTCAGTTCCTTGTTTGCCGGATCGCCAAGCGCTCTCTCGGTCCCTGGATGACATCCTACATACGCTCCACAAGGCTTACACTGGTAATAGATTTTTTCGTGTAGCCTCGGAAGGTGTGGATAAATTTCTTTCCCCGTTACCTTTTTTGATACTTTACTGCAATAGGGACAAATAGGATTCATGCTGACTTATGCCCGTCTATTGCCAGCGTCGCTATTTCTTTCTTCTCAGCCATGGTATTCGCCATTTTTGCGTCTATCGACCCTGCCCATACAAGGGCGTGAATCACCACGCTTTTAGTCTGCCCGATACGCTTAGACCTCTTATAGCACTGCTCAATCGTGGCGGCAAGCCAATCAAATTCAGCGAAAACAACATGATTGCTCGCGGTTAGCGTTAAAAGCTCGCCAGAAGCCCGTATAGACCCGTTAAATATCCGGCACGTAGGATCGCTTTGAAACCGGTCCTCTGCCGCCTGCTTCTTGTCTGGGCCTGCCGTTCGGCCTGTAAGGGTAACCTGCTCGTCTTTGTATTTTCCAATGATCGCGTCCTGCACTTCGTGATGATGCGAAAAAACAATAATCTTTTCGGTTTCTTCAAGTAAATTCTCTATGTATTCCATCACATATGGGATCTTGGCTACTGCTGTTTCGTGACGTATCCTTGCAATGTCGGTAAATCCTATTTCCTGGTTGAATTCCATTGAACTATCAAGAGAAAGTACACTCACGTCGGACTTGGTGCGTAGTTTATTCTTGAATTCCGCTTCGTTGTCGATCAGTCGTTTTATCTTTCCGTCTACCTCAAATTCTGTCACAATCCAGCGCTCGGGGGGCAATTCCAGCCCCACGTCCTCCTCGGTTCTCCTGATAAGAAGTTCGGCACGAAGTTTTTCATTCAGTTCTTGTAGGTGTTCTTTGCATGGTTTTCCCACTTCAAGGCCGTACCTCCCGAATTCCGCGCCACAATACCGCCGAATGAAGAAATAGTAGTTCTTTTTCCAGTAAGGTGAAAGCCATGCCAGCGCTGCGTAAAGCTGAATCAATTTATTGTATACCGGCGTTCCGGTGATTCCAATTTTCTTTTTTGCCTTCAAGCCGTAAAGCGCCTTGGCTTTTATTGTGTCCTTGTTACGGCAGTGGTGTATTTCGTCTGCTATGATAACATCCCAATCAATTTGATCTATGGGATGAAAATATTCTATGCTCTTTTTTTCTTTTCCGTTTTCAAAAATCACTTTCCCCTTGGCAAGAGAATCATAATTTGTAATCGCTATTTCAAAACCATTTTCAGGGTAAGGAAATGTTTTTCTATCACCTATTCCTGTTTTCCTTGGGACTACCAACCATTCCTTTGTTTTCCGATACCACATCACCTTGCCATTGGCTGGACAAATAATAAGAATCTTTTTTAATTCACTCCAACAGTTCAAAAGTCCGATGGCCTGCATTGTTTTTCCAAGCCCGCAGTCGTCGCTTAATAAAGTACTATCCCTTTGTAAACCGTATTTTATTCCAACCTTCTGATACCCTAAGTAAGCGTGGCCTTCGGGGCAAGGATAAACATCCGGTACTTCTGCGGCCTTACTCAGTGTTATTTGTTCAAAGTTCTTTTTCCTTACCGCGTCAAGTTCTGCGGCACAAGTAGGATCGGCCCAGTCGGAAAGTTTTGCTGAAATATTAATATCCGCTGTCCACCAACACTTTTTGTCAGGATTCCATTTAAACCCTGCTCCTCCTTGTTTCGCTGCAAGCATGCTGTTTTCTGAAAAAATAGATTTGGCTACATATATACGGGTTCCTGGTTTCAGCCAACTACCAACTGAAAGAGTCCATGATGTGTCTGTTATTCTTGTGGTTATTTGCATGGTATTTTCTAATTTATGGAAACAAAATGAAATATATGCATTGTATCTCCTTTTATTGGACAGGGGAAGGGCGCGGGAACACCCTTGTCGGCAGCGCTGCCTATCCCCTTAATTCGTGTTTATATCAACCTACTTTTGCAAACTGCGTTCTCGCATACTCCGTGACTCGTCAACCCGCCACATTCTGGACAAAAATCAATATCGTCGTCCTCGTCAAATTCGTTAGCGTCGCTTTCCAGTGTGTTCAATTCCTGCTCTGCTATGGTCTCTGTCGTGGCTGTCTCGACCATGCCGGGGTAAAGTTGTGCAAGTGTCCTTTGCATAATCGGCGCTATGTGTTCCATTGTGCTCATAAAAACCTCCCGCTTGATTGTGAATAGTTCTTTCCCGCTATTCACTAATATAGCACCTTGTTTACGTGCTGTCAACAACTTTGTTACATTTTTTCAGATAATATTTTAGCTACCTTGTCCTGCCAGTTTTCAACGGTGAGAAGGTTTCTTAATATCACCGAGTCACATTCCGCTTTTTCCGTCGCTTCCATGATCTGTTCCTGGTTTCGCGCTATGATCCAATTCTGTTCCTCGGCGTTGTGTTTTTGTTTTCCGTGAAGCTTTCCAACTGCTCTACCTTTGGCGTCCTGCGTCTTCAGCTCAATAGGTACTGCAAGCATGTATTTACCAATAGGAAGTAAAAGAAGATTGTCGGGGTAGCCGCCGAACATGCCGCAAAAAAATTTCCTCACTCCTATAGGTGCCTTTACATTCATCCATCGAAAAAAGAAATCAGGTATGCGGATAAACCGTATCCTTTTTATGGTGTAATATTCGTCGGCAAAAATCTGTAGGCTCTCTTCCGGTATCTCTGCTTTCATGGTGGGAGATTCTTTGGGCTGTGACCATTTCTTTTTGGGAAAGCTCATCATATTCTTTTCTCCGGTTCTATCCATCGTGTTTCTATTTTGCTTTGTCTGCTTGTGTCGGTAGGGTGTGTGGGCTTTAAAAATCATACTGCGTACTCTCTTCCTCTTTGGGGTCATAGAACCTGGCAAAGTGTTTCTCGAATCCAAAAATATTGCTTCCGGTCGGTCCGTTGCGGTGCTTGCTTATTATCACTTCCGCTTTGCCAACATACTTTTCTTTCCATTCCGCTTCTTGCTCTTCCGCTGTTTTCGTTTTCGTACTCTTGAAAATAGGTGGATAGAATTCTTCCCGGTGTGTCATAATTACAAGGTCCGCATCCTGTTCCCCTGCGTCCCGAAGGTCGGAAAGGTTCGGCCTATGGCTCTTCAAGTTGTGCCGGTCGGATTCGCGCGAAAGCTGTGCAAGCGGCACTATCGGAATATTAAAATCTCCCGCCATTACCTTTACCTTTCGGCTTATTGCGGTGATGATTTCATGTCCTCGCAGATACTTCATCTCGGCATCTTTATCTATCAAGTGCCAGTGATCGATGTACGCAATCCTTATTCCGTAGTCGGCAATCATCTTGCGTATCTTCCCGCGCATACGGCTCATTGTCAAGAACCGTGAGTCATCTATGTAAATAGGTAGTGCTGAAATAGTACTGGCTGCAAGTTTTATTCTCGCGTGTTCCTCGGCGTCCAAAATCGAAAGTTGCATACTCATCATGTCTACCTTGGCCTCAAGGCAGATAAGGCGCTTCGATAAAGACCTGTCTCCCATTTCCATAGAAAAGCCAAGTACGGGATAGCCCATCTTTGCCTGCCGAAGCATTATAGCGCATTCTAAGGCCGTTTTTCCGCTGCCAGGTCGTCCCGCCACTAAAACCATGTCGCCGGGCTGAAACCCTGCTGTTTTGGCGTCCAGCCACTTAAATCCAGTGGAAATTCCACTTATCTCACCATGCTTACGGGAAGATATTTCAGTCAATGCTTCACTAATAGGGCGGCTTATATGGGTTTCCTTTCCGCTTCCTTGGCTGTTTATTCGGTATACACGGTCCTGCGCTGTTTCAAGGGTCTTTCCAGCGTCTCCGTCGCACTCGAAGGCGTCCTGCACCATTGTCGATCCTTCAGCTATCATCTGCCGGAGAATTAGCTTATCCTTAAGGATTTTGCAGTGGTGCTCGATATTTGCGGATGTCGCAACGCTTGAAGAAAGCTCGGAAATATATGGTTCCGCCCCTACTGATTCAAGCCACTTTCTGCCTGCAAGCTCATCTTTTAAGGTTAGAACGTCGATAGGTTGGTTTTTTTCGTAAAGCGCCATCATCGCCGTAAAGACTCTCTGATTCTGTGTGCTATAGAAACACTGGTAGGTTAAGATACTAACCGCTGTATTTACCGCATTAGCGTCGATAAGCATGGACCCGAGTACGGTACGTTCAACGTCGAGTGCTTGCGGGGGAATCTTCTCAAAGGTCATAGGGCTTCAATTCTATTTCATGAGGCTCTTCTTCTTCCCTGATTTGAACAATATTTAAGTGTGATAGTTTTCCTTCATTCCACCGTAAGCGAAGCTTAGACGCGGATCGAATATTTCGGCACCAAAACTCGTCGGTAAAAACCGCGTCAATTTTTTCTCTTATCTGTTGCTCTGTCCTCTCGTCTGTTTCAACCATTAATCTGAAATCGTTACACCAATCCTTTAGTTGGCTCTCTTTTATGATAGCATCCGGTGCTGTATGCGTTATTGCTTTCTTAAGAGTCTCACTTAAGGGAAGGTATTTAAGATTGTCCACGTTCTCTTTCTTTTTATTCTTCTCTATAATATGTAAGGACGATGAAATATCTTTCACCCCTTGCGGTGAAATATCTTTCATGGGGGATGAAATATCTTTCACCCCTACCCAAAGAATCCTTTTTCCATCACTCTCTTCTGAATTAACAAGTCCAAGAGTCTTTAGGTGTTGAAGCATTTGTTGTATTCTTCGCTCTGATACTTGAAAAACGTCAGCAAGATATCTATTGGTTGCATAACAACCCTCTATTTTATCAAGAGCATCTATTTCTCCGTAAAGCATTTTTTCTAAAGGGCAAACGTCTTTTGATTCCCATATTTCTGCCGGAATAAATACACCCGTAAAGCGATGATTCATTTTATGCCTCTTTCCGGGATTTTATCAATTTTTATTTTTCCCTCATAATCACCACACCAATCGTTAAATTTTACTTGCGGCCAAGAACCAAATTTTATGCAAGAGTCTCCGAATTTCATTTCTATCGGAGCGTGCTTTCTGCAATCACCCCAATTTCCGACACCCTTAAAAAATCTACACATATGGCAATCTACATTCACCACAAAACCCTCCACAAATAAAAAAGCCTCAGTATCGCTGGTAGGCCCGTGCAGAAGGCTTTGTACGACACCAAGGCTTGTAATCCCTTTTCAGGGAGTATTTTCGGTTTCATCTGCACTCCAACGCCCTACCAAGGCGCACTATCAATATAATAAAAGTTTTTCTAAAAATCAATCTCATTCGGCAAAGGTATCACCAAGTTTAAAAATTGCAAAGCCCACGCCCGTATTTCATCCATCTTACTTTCCCACTCCACCGTGGTCCATTCTCCAAGCTCTGTAGACCGGATGTACTTCCTTCCAAGGGTGTCCTCGTACTCGAAGAACTGCGCCTGTATGATCTCGTGCGCTCGCTTCTCATCCTCGCCGATCTCTGCCGCTATCATCTTCACGACAACACCACGGTAATACCTCATCTGCGGCTTCGTGTTGCTTCGAGCCTTCCGCGTGACCGTGACCTCGATCTCCTGCCCGTCCAGTTTCCAGATAGCGGCGTGGTACGGCTGCTTGTATTCCTGGTGTAGCTCAAGTTTCCCCTTCTTGGCTACCCCGAAATATTTAACTTTGTACGACATCAGTGTGCCACATCGTCGCTTGTTTCAAACTGCCGGATTTCGTCTACATTTGTTTCCAGTGTAAATTTCACCCCGTCAAAGTCCGTGGCCTTCAGGTTCCACATGGTGTCAATGCCGTAGTTCTTCACCAACCAGGCTTTCCACTTGAAGTTTTCCACCTTATGCTTGATTGCTAGGGCTTTTAGGATTAACACCTGGGCCGCTATGATAAGGCCCTTGGCGCTCTGTTCTGCGTCCGTGGGGTCTTTGCTCGTCACCGGTGCTTTGGGTGGCTCTACGGGCTTCTGCGGGGCCTTCTCGGCTTGTTTTGGTGGTTGCGCGGGTGGTGGTGTCGGTTTCGATGCCTTCTTCGGCTCATCAGCATCATGAGAGTCAACTTCCGGGTCGTCGGTCGTCGGAATGTTGAAAGCGTTGGCAAGCAGGTACTTCTTACAGCCTGTAATAGCCTTGTAGATGGCCTTGTCGCCGCGATCCTGACCTTCGCCCCAACCTACCACATCCATACATTCACCCGATGAGTGCATTATTGTTGCGGTTAGCTTAACCCTGACAACATACTCCTTCTTGCCGGTCGATGTCTCTCTGACACCCTTCTCTTGGATCTCGTCCTCATTGAAAAATACCGCCAGTTCTGCCGCTACCATTGCAGGCTTAAGCTGCTTGCAGTAGTCCTCAAGGGTGGAATAATTGTAATGGTCGAATTTATTTTCACCGCTCTTGCCCACCGCGTTGATAAGGCTTTGGCATTTCACCATTGCTGCCGAAAGAAGGGATTTCTTTTTGGCTGGCAGGATTTTTTTGGGCTGTTCTTCCTGTTTTGTTTCCGTAGTGTTTTCCATTAATTTGCTCCATTTCCATAGGTATTTTTGTAATATGAACAATAAGGGGCCGCGCTGCAATAATCATGGCACCGCATGTCTCCGCCCTTGCGTTCCTGTATTGAAAGTGTCGGGTCGGTCTTCGCGTGGATTTCTGCCTGTTCAAGCGTGTCATGAAGGCGTAAAGCACGTTCTTTTCCCTTCTTCATCACCGCATACTTTGTGGGCTTGCTCCACCGCTCTTCCGGCGTGCATTCGGGTATAGCGTCGTCGTCCTTCTCCCTTGCTAGAACGTGTAGCCTGACGCGCTCCATGATGAATTCCTTGGCGTATTCGTCGCTCCACATCGGTACTTTGACTTCCTTCACGTTCACCGGCAAAAGGCATTCCCCGGTAAGCTTGTCGTTGTACTCACCCTTGCGCATTGCCGATTTGGACCAATCCTTAAAAAGCATAACGATTGCCGCGTTGTCCACCGGAAAACCCAACATGCGAATTGCGAAAGAATTCATGTTCGTCTGGGCGATATGCTCCGGCTTTGCCTCTCGGTCAAACATCCATGACCATATCGAGGTAAACTTGTAATCTTCAATGCGGCGCTTTTCGTGGTCGTAAATATCCAACTTGCCGGAAAGATAGATGTGATCTTTGTTATACCAATCGCACTGCTCAGCCTTCACTCCTACCGGAGCCGTGTGGATCGTCCAGTCAACCACGTCGAGATACCAGCGCTCTTCTGAAAGTCTCTCACCCTTCGCTGCAAGCTCGACAACGTAATGGCAGGCCGTCCCCATCATTCTCCACAAAAGCTCGGAAACATCAGCCTCAAGCTCGTTCCAATGCCGCCATTCAAGGGTCTTGAGCTTCGGTGGCGCAATACTGGTCGTTACCGATATGATGTTCCTTGGCGCGTTCGTAAGGTCGTAATCGTCATTCGTGAGGGCATCTACAAGAGACTGCGGCAAACCGTATTTATTTGTGTACTTCATCCTGCACCCCGCTTTGTTTGTTGTTTTCCTCGTCGCGTATTTTCTTGGCAATACCCTTCAAAATGTCGATAAGCCGTAGCTTCCCCTTTGCCGCGTACACCTGCTTTCTCATAGCGCCCTCTTCATCTTGGTAAGCAGGGTGATCGCATAGGAATACTTTCCAAGGCTTGTGTCGTCGCTCTTCTTGCCCTTCATCATGTCGGAACAATCCTGCTGTACCTTATCCTCTGCCTTCTCGATGAGGTACTTGCAATGCGCGGCGGAAAGGCATACGCCGACAAAGAAGCCGACAATAAGAGAAATAGCGATATAGTACAATGGGTTCATTTTCCCTCCCGTACTGTGTTCTGATACACCATAATCGCGTTATGAATCACTGTCGCGGTGCTGGCCTTTACCGGGGAATAGCTGTTCTTCGCCGCCTTGTTCTCCGCTTCGGCCATTCTCTTCGCCCACTTCGCATCATCCACGAAAATCCGCTCTGTCTTTGTTTTCATGATTACCTCCTGCCTTAAATATAACACCTTGTTTACTCGCTGTCAACAACTTTGTTACAAAATAAAAAAGGTCTACCATGATGGGTGATAGACCTTTCACTTTTCCGCTATGAAAACTACTATTTATGCAATGATCTCCACATTCCTAAAACAATCGCTTTCTGTTGATCTTCTTTTGTCGTCGGTAATTCTTTTGCAAGACCGCCGCCATAGTTTTTTGATACCGAGAACGTCGCACCAAGGCAAATATTACCGCTCTGATACGAGAACGTCCAGCCGATACTTCCAAGGTTGCCTATGCCGTAATTACTGGACAGGTTGCTTATCAGATCGTCGGACAACGCGCCCTTGACGGCGTTCAAAAGCTGATTCTCGGTCATGTTCGCAAACTTGACAGAATCAATATTAGCACAGACCGTACATCCGCCCGTGTTGCAACTACCGGACCATTTCACGGACTTCCACGCCGCGCAACTGGCAAGAGTGGATACAAGTATGGCAAGGATAAGCAGAGTAGCCGCCGTTCCACTTCCGGTAGTGGGAGGAGTTGGGCTGTTGGAGCTGCCCATAAACAGCACCTTAAGAAGATACATACCTCCTGCAAGAAGTCCAGCCACTCCGGCCGTCTGAAGCTGCGTCGAAGTGGGTACTGCGCCTGAAGAAATTGATTGTGTTACCGCCGTGGTGAACGCTGTCCCAGCCGCAATTATCGCACCGTGAAAGTATACTTTGACCTTTTTCCAATCCATACCGCCTCCTCGTTAAGTGTTAAATGGATCAACTGCATACTGAAAATGACTCTGCCAATACCCTTGCGGTTGTGTCAGTACCGCTGCGCCTTGGACCTTGGCGACATCGTCGTTTATTGTGGTCGAGTCACCGTGGCACGCTCCAGCCAGAATCATATAGGAATTGTTCCAATGAGCAAGAACCGACATTACATGATTTATATGGTCCTTGTCAGGCCCGTAGAAATAGAGACTTCCTGGAGCCGCCTGTGCCGGTAAAATAGCCTGCGCCTGGAAGTCGTGCCACAGTTCCGCCGCGTCCCGCTTTGCAGGCAGTCCGAGGCAGTAGGATACTAGGCCGCTACAATCTACTACATCCGGCCCCCAAGCACCCCAGCGATAGGGAGCGCCGATCATCGACCGCAACAAAGCAAGGTACTGTTCACGAGTGTTCATCCGCTCTACCTCCTTTTATTCCATCGGCCAGCCAAGCATAAGCGTACAATCTGTTCCTGTTTTGTGGACCCCTACAATATTCACGCAAGGCAAATCTGGGGGAATAGGCACATTTGTGGCAACCCCATCACTCGCGGCTATATCAACGTAAATAACCGTTCCCGTGCATGCTGTAATCATCCGGCACGGGGTGGATGGAAAGCTTGCGTCTGTGCTGCTAATGTCGATTGTGATAGGCTTCTTTGATCCTACAGGCATGCTGAAACGCCCAAGCCGCTGTAGATTGTTTTCTGAAACTAAGTTGATTCCGGCCATAATAGCCTCCTTTTATGATGTAGGTGGTTTTCTTCTTCCAAATAGAAACCAAGCTCCAACTCCAAATAATCCAAAGGTCAAAAGCGCTGCACCTCCCAGCCCACCGCCGCCGCTGGATGCAATTGTAAACTGTCCACTGTCCGCCGTATTCGTCGCATCGGCAGGATCGCTCACCCGTAAATAGCATTGCGTCGCTGCATCTCCGGTAATTGTCCATGAGTAAGTTCCACCCGTAGCGGTCGAAGTCAGCGTTGTCCATGTTGATTTATTATCGCGGGATAGTTCTATTTTTGCATTGGTGAGGGACGCACCGGAATACAGATCAATGAGATTGCTGTATGTCAGTGTGATTGTCTGCCCGATTTTTGCGCCTGTCGGTGCAGTGATTATTGGCACCGGGATTGCGGTTCTGAGTGCCATGCCCGTATTGTCGGGTGAGGCGTACCCGTAAAGGTTCAGGTTATTCGGAAGGGCGGCGAGAGCGGTGATGCGCTCCTGTGAAATCGCGTCGTTGAAAAACGCGCACCAATAGCATTGCATGGCTGAATAGCTAAAAAGATTTAACCCGGTCCACGTTTGATTTTCTCCCGAATAATCCGTTCGCGCTCCGTAGGACACTTCTATGCCATTTAAAAATATTTTCATCGTCACGCCGTCGATCTGATAAATGAGCGATATATCGGATTCGGACGCTGGCAACGTTCCTGCCGCAGCATTCGCGTATCCTTTTCCAACGCCCCCGACATATGTACGAAACTCAATTGCCCGTGTACCATTTATTGCTCGCAAATATGTATCGCAAAGTGTCCCTCCGCTCTGAAATGTAAATAGAGTAACATAGTCCCCTGTTGTGATTCCATACCGTATTTTAAATGCAAATGTAAATTTGCTCGTTGCGGTTTTTACAAGGGATTTTGTCGGAATTGATATTTGAGCCCCGGTTGTTGATCTGAAATAATGCGATGCACCGGCATTGTAAATATACCCCTCATTAGCGCCTGTGTTGTCCATGGATGCCGGGTATGCGGCAGCGGGATAAATACCCCACGCTCCGCTATTTCTGTCCGCTGTTTTTTTTGGGACGCGGGCGAAATATGCCATGAAATCTAAATCAGTATCATCAAAAGTTAATGCACTCACAATGCTACCTCCATAAGCGTTTACGTTTTGCCAATCGTGTATAGGTTCAAGCGGGCGACCAATCACGTCGGCAGGCACATTGGTTATTACAGGATTTTTTCCATAAGCATACCGAACCGTTCCGTTTTGAGAAAAATCTGAATTGAGTGAAATATTTAAATCACCGCCAGCGGCAATTGGAACAAGCGGATACGGGCCTGTAAAAACCTCAAATCCGCTTTTACCCTGTGTTACCGTTGCCAAACTCGTGGTAATGTTTATTTGTTTTCGCACAGTTGCCGCATACGCTGTCGCTCTGTATCGGTATCCTGTTGCAAGCGTGCCGTCGAGATATTTAATAATTGTGGCAGCGCATCGAGCGCCAATTATATCCAATGCGGCATAATCAAAATGGGAATTATCTCCCTGCAATGGCTGATCGTAAGAACATGCGGCAAGTAATATTGTTGATCCGTTGTCAAGCTCTTCCTGAGCGGTTTGTATGTTTGCCGTTCCCGCGTCGCTACCAGTCGGACGTCGGCCAATCTGGATAATAAAAACCGGAACGGTGTACCCCAAATCCTCCCGAAACCAACCAATCATATTTGTAAATGCTGTTTTGTAATTAGCTTTTGTTGCTACCGAGTCCGCGTCACTCTCCCCTTGTAACCAGATAATCCCGCACTGATTCGCACCAAAAAACGCATTTATCCGCAGCAACGCCTCACCGTACAGAGTGTTTATGTCATCGTGGTCTGCCTCGTTGCGGTATCCCCATACTGTACCATCTGTTCCAATCAGACTGGTCCCGGATACGCCGAGGTTTGCAATCCGTTGTTGTGTTCCGTACCGAGTGACCAGCGCGTTTCCGATAGAAGGCGCAATAGAAGAACCAGCACCGCCGCGATTGCTCGACGGATCAACAAGAGATAGTCCGGTCCACTCGTTAATAACTAACGCATTGGCCGTATCTCTCGCATGGCCGAGTGTTCCGCTGCCCATAGCATTGGACTGTCCAATTATTGCCCACCGTGAGATTGTCATTCCGCCAGCCCCAGGATCACCGCAAATAGTAGGATAAAGCGTTTCATCGTTGCCCCTTTTCTATCGTTTGTTCAATATGCTGTTTGTCGTTCCCGTGGTACTTGTGGTGATGCCATGCCATAGCGCTTCCGCCTGACAGGGCGATAAGCGTGCTGACTACCCACATCACCACCTCCGGGTGATCCTTAAGGTACTGTTTCATTGTCCCGCCCTTACGTTAAATGCTTCACGCTGGTCGCACGCCTTTTTCCACCATTCAAGCTCTTGAGCGCTATTCAATAGTCGTGCATTTGTCGCCTTTTGGTCAATATTGATTTCGTTCTGGCCTTCCCATTTCTGGTCATTAGCGCCAATCCATTTACCAATCAATACCGCCGTTGTAATCACAGCAATGAGCGTTCCGACGTTCACTGCGTCTCGGAATATTTCATGCATGGTTAGCTTGCGGCGTTCTGGCATTATCGCACCCTCTCCAAAGTCGCATGCACCATAACCGGCGCTCGCTTCATCCCCTCCGCACCGAAAATAAGGCCGTACATCAGAACGCAGAGACCAATCAACAGCACGCACTGAATAGCACTTGTGATTGTCAATATCAACAGGCGACTCATTATGCGTTTTACATTATGCGTTAGTGCCTCTATGACAACATCGCGCTTTCCGTGGTAAGGGCAAACGCCGTCTAGAAGCCCGTAGTCAATCGCGTCTTTGTCAGCCATGCTCACACCTATTTCTGTTCAGGTTCGACCTTCTGCTGTGCTGCCAGTGCTGCTTTTGTTGTTTCAAGCTCCTGCTGCAACTTCACGGCCTGATTGTAGACACTATTAAATGTATCTGTGGCTACCGTCATAGCCTTCTGCATAAGCGCCAAAGCTTCTGCGTGGACAAGGCGTATGTCCTGTTGCTGCTGTTCCTGTGCCATAATCACATCTCCCATATTCTGTTGAGGTTGTCGATGTTCACAAAATTTGTCGTTGCTACGTCGTCTATTTTAACCGCAAGCGTCGTGTCAATTTTCTTGACTTTGTTAGCCGACATTTCTGCAATGTCAAGCTCCTCCTCTGTCGGCTCTATTGGCGTTCCGTCCAGTAATTTAGGCATAGTCAATGCTCCCATATCCGTTTAAGGTTATCAAGTTTGTCAAATGTATAGCCTGTGGCCTCGACCGCCTCCCGCACTTCTTCGCACATGCACGACCCGTATTTATTCACCGGTACCGGGATGTCCATTTTCTGCACCATTTCAACACGGTATATGGCAAAGCCAATGTCAGGGTGTTTTGGCCCTTTCCAGTGCAACGCAACTGCCCCGCATTTGTCATGCTCGTCCATGTGTTTTATCAGGTCTGCAATATTGGTTGTCAGTAAATGGTCATTGTCGTTGTCGCTCATACAGGCGTATTTATCAGGTAATATCGACATTGCGGTAAAAATCAACCTGCGGCATTCCGCTTCCGATTGCTGGCGCGCAAGTGAGTACGTACGGTGCGTGTTCTCGCTACCACCCTGCGTCTTAACCTCTATAGGATTACAAGGCACAGTCTGTCGCTTGAGGCTGTCCAGCACACCCTTGTATTGGGAAGCAGAATGATCATGGCGTAGACAGAAAAAAACAGGTATCATATTGGTTAATAATTCCCCAGATCGTACCAATGGCCGGAACTGCCTTTTATCATCCAAAATCCGCCGTTGTGAATTGCTTTTGCGCCTTGATAATAGGTGACAACTAATGGTGTTGATCCGTCAACATTGTAAACTGCAACAATTGTTCCTACTGGTAGAGAGCCGTCCGCCGGCGTCCAGGTGTGATCTCCGCCCAACTCAATGCGCGAGCAGGTGGGAGCTGTCGTGGCGTCGCCCGTCATGGTGATTGTTTGTATATCCGCAATTCCAATGGAGGCGGTGGCGTTTCCGGCAGTGCCGAGAGTGAGGAGGTTTCCCGGCGCTGTCGTCCCGATGCCGATGGAGCCCGAATAATTAATTGTCATCGCGTCAATCAGTGTTTCGTTTGTATTGTTAACTTGAAATTTGAAACCGCTTTGAAATGCGTTACCCGTGTTGCCATTATATAGAACTGTTTTAATTCCGCCGACCAAATCAGGCCCATCCAAAAACCTCATAATCTGAAAATCTGATTCAGTGTGAGTCGATTTGGCAATATCTAATATTGACCCAGGACTCGTTGTGCCGATACCGACACTTGTCCCATTATCGAAAATCAAACTATTTCCAACAACGTTTGCAGCAGTGAATTTTGCCAGGTAATTAGTCGTCCCGGCCACCGCGGCACTGCATTCCGCAGCCGTCAGGGCGGAGGAGGTCAATTCGCCACTTGCTGAACAATGTAGTATTCCTGTCCCGTATTGAGGAAAATAAATGTTAGGGTAGGCATCACTATAAACAGTAGGGATTTTAAATATTTCTCCTATATCTGCCGAATGACATCCCCTTGTTGATTTAATGGTAAATGTTCCAGAGCTTCCGAAACCATCATTTTGCACTAAAAACAAATGATTGAATGCGCTGTAGTTCATTGCTGTTCCGGACACAGTATACTTTATAAAATTATTGCTATCATAAAACTTGAGTGGAACATCCGCAGGTACTGTAACGTATGTGCTGCCGTCTGAGGTGAGAGGGGTATCGGCCAGCCCTGTTGCGCCGAACATTGCAAGATGAGTATTGGTTCCTAGGTTTCCTAAGTCTGAATTAACAATAGGACTGCTTGATAATGTACCTGAAACATCAAAATGCCCAATCCCCGTAGACATTGCCTGGAAAATCACATCTGACCCTGATTTTCCTATAATTAACTTCCCGCCATTTCCCTGAATTAGCAAATTTCTAGGGTCAGACGTTGGGCCATAAGCAGACTGAATCCAACTAAAACTTGTTGATATGTGCGTGTACGTTCCAATGTTTAAAACCACGCTTGATGTAGCGTTCTGAACAATTAGACCGCTGGTAATATTGCCCGATGTTGTGTAAAATGCATTCGGGACCATAACTGTTAGAGCGTTATTAATCCTCGAAGCATCAGTAATGTATGCCGTCCCTCCAATGGTAAGAAAGTTTGATGATTCGGACGCTCCGATCCGGGCGGATGCCCCGTTGTCCCAGAAGAGGCTATCCGCTAAACCGGTTGCTGCGAATTTGGCGAGCTGGTTTTCTGTCCCTATATTTCCGAAATCAGTGTTTAAGATAGCGGAAGATGTTAGATTGCCGGAAGAATCAAAATGCCCAATTCCCGCAGATAACGCACTAATTTTAAGCGCTACTCCTGCCGCCATTGTTATTAGAGTTCTGTCAATTATAAGTGGCGTTGTTATTAACGAAAAAGGAGAATGCGATTGTGCGTATTTAAAACTGTATGCACTATTATACGATGTAAAATTAAATGAACTGCCCGGAGTTACAGTTATGTCGCTTTCGTGATTGGTTGTTGAAATTGGATAAGCAGAAGCCCAAAAAATTCCCTGTCCGCTATATCCTAATATTCCACCTGTCATTTCGATACTACCAGCAATCTCCAATAATCCACGATGATGCAGAGTTGTCGTCCCTATCCCGGTGTATACCCCATCTGTCCACAACGGAGAATTTTCCCACGAATGATCCGTATTTGCATACGGAAGGTAGGTAGGTGTCACGCCGTGGAGGTAGGGCGCGTAATTGCTGTCATCATCTCCGCTTGCGACTAATTTAAGCTGATTATTTATGCCAGCTACACTTCCGAAAAGTTGATCGTGGCTAGACTGTAACTTGTTTAAAAGCAAGTACGCGTCATCCATGCTTCCCTTAAGCTGCTTTACTGCAAGCTTTGGGTCTGTAGCATCTGTGTATCGTGGTTGGTGCTGCGTTGTCATACTGTCGGCAATGTCCTTTTTCCACCTGTCAAAACATCATTGTAATAATATACCAAATCAGCATCGTTTTTGTATGCGTTAAAAAGCCTTAAATCAAATATTGAAAATCCATCTGGAATCATTATCGTTGGTATAGAAAACAATCCATTTGCTACTGGCATGGTTCCAAATGCGTCACTTATCAAATCAACGCTAGATGCCACTACTGAATAAGCTATCTCACATGTTATTCTGTAAAAATGCCAATTTGTATCAGTAATATGAAACATTGGAATAGAATAATCTAGGCTGCTTCCATTCCATTTTGAAAATCTCATTTGAAAATAGTTTCCACCTATAATTTCCATATTCAGATTATTCACGGGGTGACCGTTTTGACTTATTCCGAAAAGAACGCTTGCGTTTGGTGTCCCTAATGTCGCTTTTGCCCAAAATGTCAACACCCATTGGTCTGTTCCAAAAGTAATTGCCGGAATAAAAAAACCGGTGTTCCCAAAACTTCCAAAAGCGTATGCCGATCCTACTACACCGTCTGGCCCTGTTACTCTGGTATAATCTGGTGCCGTTGGTGTTCCTAAGCTATTTACGGTTGTCAAAACCGTTCCTGTTGCAATATTCATCGGCGAAACATATCTGCTCAACCCCAAAATAATATTCGATTGCACGGCAAGCTGCCCTGCAACATCTAAATCCCCTGAATTCGCATAGGTCTTTTTATCCTGCGCTCGGTAATAGTTGACTATTCCAGTCATCAACCAGCCTGCTGTGTTAAATGCAAGCTTGTAGCGCAAACGATTCCCTACAACGTCAAGGTCGTAGTTGATATCATCGTTACTACTTACACTGCTTGCGGCCGTTACAGGCGTTCCTATGTCGTTCTCAGCGGTTATAGCAAGCTTGAATCCAGAACGATAGGCTACGTCAGGATCGGTGTATACGTGACCCTCAAGATGTTTCAAATAGAAATGTTGGCTTGTTCCTGTGTCGTCGCTGGTTGTCTGGCTTGATACTATTTCTGCGTCTACTCCGTCATGAAAGCAAGGAATAGCGGCAAAATCATCGGTCTGTTGGTCATACATCCAATTGAAAATGTTTCCTAAAATGCTTATCATTGTATAGGCGGTTCTCGTTGTTCCGCTGAAAAACATTTCCATCGAAGGCATGTATGTTGTTTCGTTATTTTTTATGAAATGTACAAAGAAAGACAGTATCGGAACACTCTGAAATTCTCCCTGCCCAACTATGATACTTGTTTCTGTTGCCGCGTAGTACATCTTTGGCTTAAAGCTCGCGTCAAGTCCTCGAATAAGGAACCCATATCTATCATCAAGGTCAATTGTTCTCTTTGTAAGTTCTTTTACTAATAGCCTTATTTTGTTATTGAGGTAGCTTTCTCCGTAGGTTGTCCCGTTGAAAACATAAACATCCCCGGTATTCACTATAACCCCGTAGTTTCCCCCGCTCATGTGGCAAATCTCAGCCATTCCGGTATTCTGTCGATAAACATATTCCGAGGAGTGGCTTCCAATATGACCCCAAATATTCCACCCTATAGAGCCGTTTATAGCTACGTCGTTTCCGGTTCCGAAACGCTCATCTACAATGTTAGGTGGCGGCAACGATCTCACGGTATAGTTGTTCGCTACGTCCGTGAAATCAAGTTGTAAATTCGTAGTTACTTGGGCGGTCTTTATCGCCGTGAAAAGTGCGAAACAATCCGGGTGTTTCGATATTGCGGTAATCTTTCCCTGCATTGTATCTTTTTGATGAAATGGATTGTAATTTCCGCCAATATAATACAAGTCATTCGGCGTTTCGCTGTAGTAATAATTCACTCCATTTACGATTACAAGAAACCCCGGTATAACCTCACCGACATTGCAATTCAAATCACTCTTGGGAAGCCCCATCATGAAGCGCGTCAATATCGCTTTTGTCCCTATCCTCGGGCTTATTTCTTCGCTGGTCATTGAATCGGAATACGAAAACCCTTTATTGTTTATCGCTGCAACTGTCGATGTTCCTTTATCTGTCGCAACAATCAAATCGTAGATATTGTACAAAGCGGAATAAGTGTCTTTTACTACCCCAATGTTTCCGTTGGATAGAAAAACCTGCCTACCGTTTGAAAACTGTCCATTTACCGCCGAAGTGTTTTCAGGTGTTATTGGTGTCGGGTATATCGTTGTTTCGGTATATTTGTAAAGTGAATTGACATACAAAGATGAACTAAACCCATTAAGAATTGCGAGGTAATTTGCATCTATGGAATAAAATGCCTGGTTAACTGTTATCCCTATTGTTGATGGATTCGAGAAAGTATAAAGCTGTGCGGTGTTCGCGTTCACTATTCCGGTTATTCTCGTTGCAAGTGCGTAACTTACTCCCGAGACAACATACACTACAAAAATAGTTCTGTACAAATCAAGGTTGCTAAATGTTCCTTCTCCGTCGTTTGTTCCCGGCGTGTTGTAAATCGTAAGCACACCGCCAATGTTCGCTATTATTCCTCTCCCGGCCTTCATTAAGGGAATATCGTTTAGCCATGCAAAAGAGTTTGGGTCACCACCCGAGAAGTTATTATTAACATCTTTTTTGTAATCTTCAGTAGAATATATCGAAACGTGGGTAAATGGATCTTTTTCGTTTGTCGCGCTATTAAAAGCCTTATTTGCCTGCACAACCTGAATACTTGTTGTTCCTGTGGTTAGATAGCTCGCTGTCGAACAGTCGGTATATCCGCTTCCTACTGGCGTTGAAAGCTGATAAGATGTTCCGGTAAGGTAAGTAAAAATTATATACGCCGTATTATAGGTTACCCTTACGTCTGGAAAAATTTTATTGAATGGCGTAAGCAGGCTATTATACACATCTGAAATCTGATTTCCTGCGTCCGTGCTTGTTTTGTTAAAATTAAAAATTACATTCCGTGTTGCTCCTGACCCGTCCGTGAATCCAAACCAATAGCTCGTTCCCTGAACGAAGTTTGCAAGATTGGCAACTATACTGCAAACTAATGTCTGATACTGCGAAGCTACCCCTGTGGCGTTCGCTGAACCTTCTTCTAGGTAGTCTAATCCACTTGTTCCGTTCTGTGGCGCTGCGGTCTCCTGCTGAAGCGTAAGGCTTGTTCTGTCGTTGTTAATCGGAGCTGTGCCGCTTTGCCGCGTCAAGGTGTACATGTACCGTCTACGGATTCCTACGGTGTTTAGTTGATAAAATGCCGGAAGATCATAAAGGTGTGATCCGAGTGCCATTACATTAACGTCGGGGTCATAGTTGAATTTGTAGTAAACTGTCGATACGTTGTTGCTGTCGAAATTGATCTTATAACAATCCCCGGCGATAATTGCCACATCCTGCCCATAGTCTCGAATTATCGAATAGATATTCCTAACCAAATTCGAACCGACAACGTAAATCTCGTTCCATTGGAAAGTCCCGCCCGGCTTGTAATAGTAAAGATGCGTTCCAAGGTGAATGATATAACAGTCGTGAAGCGAGTTGTACCATAGCCCGTTCAATTTGTCGTGAACAAAAGCAACATTGCTTGCTACAAGCTGCGGGCATTCCGAGTCAAGAAGGAAATAATTCCCTGAACATGTTTCCTCATAAGCCACTATCAAAACATTCTGATATGTGGTATCCGTCATGAAATACACTTCTCGGCCTATATCGTCCGTTGTGAGAGTGTATACTGCCGGTGAATCGCTGGTAAGCACCACACCTGCGTTTTGTGGTGTGCCTACCTGTCCATTGCTCTGCGTGAAGTAGTATTGTCCTGCGGTTGATCCGTTAAGTGGCAGGGGCGGCAAAACCTTATCGAAATCGCTCGTTACGTTTGTTATTCCGCCACGTGTCTTTATGTAGGAATCATAGCAGATTTGGTTTATTAATTGGACTTGGTAATTAAGCCCTATCTTGTTTGCCGGAAGGTCCGATACCTGCCCGAGAAACCTGTCACGCACTCTGACAATCTCGTTTTGATTTTGGGCACGACTTTTCGACTCGAATGTTCTGCGCGACATTTATTAATCCTTGCAAAGGAAGTTTTCGAATCCCCAAATATTCTTTTTGTTAGGCTTCAAGTCCGTTCTTTCTGGAAACCATACCGTTTTATCCTTCACGGGTGTCCACTCAAATTCTTTTGAAATAAATGTCCCCAAATAGGGCTTCGCTATTTCCAGAATGTAGTCAGTGTCAAGATCCTCGGGTCTACATACTCCCATGTCGGGATTTTCAATTGCCCACATAATAGCCGCTATCAAACCAATAGCCACTTGCGGGGTCGTGCAATTTTGCAGCGGTGCAAGTGTTCTTGCGTCCTCAATATTAAGTATCGTTCCACACCAAAAAATGTGAGTATTATCGTATCCACCAATCATAACCCCAAGCGCGTCGCTTCCCGAAACAATTTCATTTTCGTACATGATCCTTTGCCTCGGAAGTGTTTTATAGTCGTTGCTCCTTACTTCTTGTAAAGAAGCCACTGTCGCGTCACTTGGCTGATAGCAATAGTATACTGTTGGTCGATACTTTCCATCTTTCGTTGTGAGATAATGACTCATGGTGTATGCCTCCCCATGGCGAATGAGTACGCCCATGATCTGATAGCCATTTTCGGAGCTGCTTATGCTTGCCATTTTTTCGCTGACTTCATCGTTCTTTTCTTCGATCTCTTTTTCCGTTATCTCAGGTTCAACCTTCGGATCATGCGGGACAAATCCCATAACCCCTACATCGCATCCCATTATCGAAAGAAAAATCTGATTCTTTGGGCCTTTGTGCGGCACTGTGGCGTGTTCTGGTAGTTCTGTCTCGTGCGTTCCCCATCCAAGCTCTGCGGGGCTTGTGCCTTCTTCCATGAGGCCTAAAACGCTCCACGTTCCAACGAATTCTCCTGGCTGTCTCGGGCAGTTGCTTATCTGTGTATCTCGCTCAGTGTCCAGCACAACCCTTACTCCAAGGTCTCGCGCAAGCTCAGAATACCCTTCACTGTCTTCTGATTTCAATTTTTCACCACGCTTCTTTGCTAGGTCTTTTAGTCCTTGCTTCATGAAGTGGCTTATAAGTCCCGGATTCGCCCCGTGGTCAAGTATGGCCGTGGTTCCGTTGTTGTCGCCCCATTTAGCCATAAGCTCGTCAAGTTCCTGTTGCCGGGCGTAAAGGCTCTTGTCGTAAGGCGTGCGTTTGTCAAAGCCGTCCGTGTAGTCCCATTCCTCTACCGAAGTGTTCACGTAGAGTATCTTGTTGTCCCGGCAATATTGGAGAAGTTCCCGGCAATCAATGTCGTATGCAAGATCAATAAGCAAGTCGCCTTCTTCAAGGAATTCTTCCATTGTCTCTTCAAAGTTTTCTTCTACTATTCGGCGCTGTACAAAAGTAACTCCCTCGTTGATCCAATTTTCAAGCACATCGGACTTATCCAACATGTCGATAATGGTAATCTGTTCAATCTCTATTTCAAGGTGCCGTAAGAGGATTGGAAGTACACACTCTGCCACACTACCAAATCCGAAAAAAACAATCTTATTATCGAAAGGAATCGTTCGCTTTGCCACTGGTGCCGGTTTCGCGGGTAGCTGCGGTTCTTCTTCACCGATCTGGCCGTTAGGAACAAGATTCACATCCTCATTGGATTGGTTTGGGCTTACACTTTCATCCTGCTTGCTCTCAGGTTCTTTTTCCTTAAGCTGTCCAGTAAGAAAGCCTATCAATTCGTCCGTTTTTGACTTTTTGTCGCCCCTTATTTTTTCAACCAATTCTTTGTCCATGTTAAGCCTTTTTCTTGTAAGAAAGACCTTTCGGGTATCCTGCTTCGCTTGCGATTATTGCCCTCATCTGGGCTGGATTCTTCACGATATCTCCGCTGCCACTATGTAGGGTTCCCCGCTTGAATTCCTTGGCTATGACGGCTCCCCGCTTCTTTGGTGCCAGTTTGCGGCGCTTTGCTGCTCCTGCACCAAGGACGTTCTTATGCTTCAATGCTCTTTTCTGTGCCTCATCCATTACATCCTCCCCTTGAAACCTATTCCCTGCGGCACTCCGCTTGAATGTACGAATGCCGGGGCTTTGGCAAGTTTCTTCTTACCCTTTTTGACGTGCTTGGGTAGCTTCGCACCTTTCGGGGTGTGCTTGGCAAATTCCTTGGCAAGTTTCGGGTGCTTGGCAAACAAAAAGGCTCTTTGGGCTTTTGATGCAAACGGCATAAATACCTCCCTGATAATATAAATTATTTTCGTTACACTGGCTCTTTATCAATTTCCTTGATCTCTCTTTCGTGGTCTTTCATGTCGGTACTGATTTTTGCCCTGAAAGAATCAATGTCGGCGTGAGAATCAATACCCTTGCTTGGTTCGTAACAGTTTTCCATTCGTACTACTCCTTTGATTTGGATTTCTTATTCTGTATTGCTGCGGCTCCAGTAAGGCCTACTCCACCGGCTATTGCAAACATAGCTTGCCCTTCTTCAAGGACTGATTTCTTCATTGCGGGAGTAATAGTCACAGAGTGAACGGTTTCTTCTGGCATTTTTTCACCCATAGAAACAAGTGTTCTTCCTTGCACATCGTTTTCAGGTATCTTTAAACCCTCAACCTTCGCACCCCACTTCTTGCCATATTTATTGGCATAGTCTACAAGAATCTTATCGTAAAAGCCTTTCATTCCCTCGCCGCCAACTTTCAAGTCTACTCCAGACAAGTCCCTTACGTTGCCGCCGCCCTTGCGGGGTGTTCCTTCGCCATTAACAATCTTAGTGGTCACGTCCTTGCCAACAATTCCTTCAAGGTCATTGG